AACTTCTGTTCTGTTTCTTCAGCAAGTTTACTTTTTTGTTGAGCTAATGCTTCTGCCTTTGCAGCACGTTCATTTGCTTCCTGTAACTGTTTAGCTAAATCATTTACAGGTGGAGTTGACGTAGTAACTTCTGGTGTAGGAGTTTCTGATGTCTGTTCAATTACTTTTTCTTCGATTGTCATTTTTATTAAGATGATTGATTAAGTTTTTCTTTTAGTTCTTTTATTAGAACTTTTTTAGTATGTCTTTTGTCTAGTTCAATACCAATAGTACGTCCAAAATCTTCCAATTGTTTTTTTGTCATACTATCAAAATCATTAATTTTTTCAACTGCTGGTTTTTCTGTAGTTACGTCTTTAAATTTTGGTTTTACAACTGGAGCAGGACAAGCAGTAACAGGATCATCACCCATCATTTGATCATGTGTTGGTTCAACAAGTTCCCACTTATAAGTACCATCAGGTTGAAGAACTCTATCTAACGATTTAGCCATAAGCTTAGTTCATTTACTTCTATAATAGTATACTAACTTGATTCTGTCTGATTGGCACTAGGGAGCACTTCACCTTGTACCAAAATATCTCTAAATTCTTCTCTATCGATAACTTGTTGATCAAATAATGATGTTAATGCTGTAATATCTTGTCCAATTAATCTTTCAATATCAAAATCTCTACTGATTTTTACTTCTGGTGGTTCAATACCTACATATTCAGCAGAAAAATTAAAACATTTCTGAAGTTTCTGTTCCAACTCCATAGAAACCATAGCAAGCATAGAATTTGTATCAACACGATCTAGTCTTCTAGCATCAGCAGATTCAGCTACGAATTTCTGTTGACTTAAAGTAGATATTCCCAAAGTAGCCATTTGCATTTGTAATTCTTTTATCTCAGCAGATTGAGCGTCAAAAGCACTACTTGCTGGTTCTACATAGTAAATTTTATTACCAGGTTGAGTTGCCATTGCATAATTAACAGATACAGCAAGATCTTTAGTCTGATCATCATATCCTTCCATCACAAGCATTGGTTGAGATGCAACGTGCAAACTATGTATTAAATCAGCTTGTCTTTGAAAATGTGCAATATTTAAATAAGCAATATCCAATAAAGGTGGCTTACTTACTAAATTTTCAGTTTTTCCAGAATAAATTGTAACTAAAGGTATTTCACCAAGAGAAAAGCTACCAGATTCAGCTAATTTATAATCTTCACCTGTTGTTCCTGTACTGAACTCACCCATATAAGAATTATCATCAACATCATACATTGCATCAACTTGATCTTTTTTACGAAAAACTCTATAACTACCGGGTTCTATCACTCTTACTTGTTCAAATACTTTTTCTCCAAAGTCTCCATCAGGTAATACAGCTTTTTCTGCAATCCTTGCTTGTATAAGATTTCCATAATTTGATTCTCTATCTAATCTCCAACCCAAAAGATTTGTAGGATCTATTTCAATCCAATAAGGTCTACGATTTTGTGATCTTTCTTCAGCAAGACTTAATGCACCAGAAGGTGCAGGATAATCTACAAGAATATGACTTTGACCATAAGTAAGAGAACACATTAATATTCTTCTTGCATATTCATCTAAATCTGAACCACAACCATCGACATCCATTTTAAAAGTCTCTGTCCAATAAGGATCACCTATAAGACTTATTGGTTTTCTTAATACAAGACCAGTGGCTGCTCTTATTAATCTCTGTGTGAAAGGACTAAATACAGCACGATTTACTCTTGCCATATATGCTGTGTAATCCTCTCTTGGTTCTAATGGTAAAAATGCCTCACTATTTTCTCTTAAATATTCTGTTCCTTCAGTAACAGCCTTCATTATTTCCCACCCTTTCATCATATCTAAAACTGCTCTAGTTCTAGTAAAAGGACTATCTATATCACCAATACTTGTAGAGGTTTGTACTTTTGTTCTGTAATCACCGGGAATTGAATAAGTCATTTAACACCTCCATCGTTTTAAAGCTAACGCTTTTCTTGTAGGTCTGCCTTTTTTATCTTTCAATGGTCCTGGCATACCTTTCATACGAGCACAGAAACTTTTTCTTCTGGCTGCTCTTTTTCCAGTAGGATTTTTTTCAGTAACAGGTGCTTGTAGATTACTACCTGTAGCACGATTATATTTTGCACGACCCTTTGCAGTAAGACCGCCCTTTTTAGATTTTTCCCCTCTACCTACAGATAAGCTGACTCCTTTACGTTTTTTCATTTGCCCACCTTTGCTTTTGCTTTTGTATGAGCCTGTTTAAAAGTATCACCCGCCCTCATTCTTTGCTTCATATACTCCATATGCTTTTTGCTATGGTGTTCTGAATGTTTTTCTAATAAATTTTTTTGGCGAGTGGTAAGTTTCACTTCTTTTTCTTTTTTTTCTTAGAACGTAGCTTTTTAAGATCAGCAGCAGTGATCTTATCTCTGGGAGGAGCAACCGCAGCTAATTTACGTTGCTTGGCTGAGTAAGAACTTTTAGGCATTATGCAGCGTTGGTGATAGCACCATTTGTTGTGAAACTAACAGTTACAGTTTCAAGATCACCTGTTGCAGCAGTTAATGTTGAACCATTAACAATTCCAGAAAAACTTACTTTTTTACTTCCTGAAGTATCTAAAAATAATTCAAACTGTGCATCACCAGCATCTTCTGTTGTTAAAACATCAGCTAATAAGTTTGCAGTTTCATTACCACTAGCTGCTGTATAAAGAAAATCAATAGTACCAGTACCAGAAATCAATCCACCAACATTTGCTCTTGATGTAGCTCCATGAGCAGTTACATCTAATATGTCTTTTGTTATATCTAAACTCCAAGCTGTAGTAGAAACTATTGCTTCAGTTGTACCAGATCCGTTTTTAAATTTAACAGATCCTTCCTCGCCACGAAAAAATGCCATGATCCAAAGAGAAAAAAAGAGTATTTATAGATAGTTTAACTTGTAGTTGACTTTTTTACAGTACCTTTCTTCTTATTTCTCATATATTGTTCACATCTGTTATCCCAAAGCGCAGGATTACGTTTGCCTTTTACTTTCTCGATAACATCGAGCATCTCATCGGTG